TCTTCGTTTTTCGTCATCTTCTATTGAAGAACTATAGTCACTACAATAAAAACCTGTTGCATCTTCTAAAGCATCAATATATAATTGTAATAGCTTTTCTTTCATAGTTATAATCCTTTCTTTTATTCTATATTATAATTATATCAAAATTTTATTTATTTGTCAAATTGATTTTCTTCATATTCATCTATTAGGTCAAATATATTTATGCCAGTATCTTGTGAAATACTATGGATATAATTATTAATAGAATCCCATTCTTCTTGAGTTGGATTACGCATTGAGCCTAACCATTCTTCAAACATTTTATCAAAGTCGTCCATCTTAAAACCTCTATGTAATTAAAAATTGTGATGTTTCTGGACGCAAATCGTCTATTGTGATTTTATCATAATGAGTGTATGGAATACGAATTAATGGAATATTATGAGTTTTACAATATTCATTTTTAATAATATCACGTTCTTGTCCTATTTGAAATTTTTCTTTTCCTCCAAAATAATTAATAGAATAAAAATGTTGTTCACCATCATATTCAATTAAATATTTATTATTTACATAAAAATCAAATCTTAATAAATTAATATTTTTACATTCATTAAAGACATATTCTTGTTGAAAAAATAAGTGGTTATCATTTAATAATTGTTTAATTTTAATAACCCCTTTACTATCTAATGAACATCCACACGATATAATAGCGCCTTTTTGTAAATTATTACTGGATACAACTGTAATATTACCACAATCACATTGACATTTCCATAAAGCATGTCCATCTAAAAAATTTTCATTTTTAACTCTATATAATACAGTTAATTTACCAAAACGCTGTCCTTTTAAATTCTTCGCCCTTCCTAAAGGTGCTTCATCTGGCAATAAAGTAATATTATTGCATCTTTCATATTGAACTCCATATAAACATCCACAGCTTTTAATGCCTCCACTTTTTAAACCTCCCGCTGGAGCTATAGTAGTATTACCACAATCGCACTGACATTTCCACCAAGCAGAAGTTTTTTTAACATTAGGAGGACATTTTACACGATATAAAGCAACCAATTTACCAAAACGCTGTCCCTTTAAATCTATTGCGGTTCCTAATGGTATTTCATCTGAATGTGTAATTGTTGACCAATCTTTTATATTATGTCCATATTTTAAACAACCGCAACTTTTTATTTTTCCTTGCTTTAAATCTGTAGTACGAGCTGAGTGTATATTACCACAATCACATTGACAAACCCATTTAACAGTTTTGTTTTTTCGTTTTTTGTCCCACTCTTTGTCTCTATGTAAAACTACTAATTTACCAAATCTTTGTCCTGTTAAATCTTTAGATTTTAATTTGTCTTTTTGGGCTAAACCGTTTGTTTTACCATATTTTTTACCCATTTCTTTACTAGTTTCTTTTATTTTACAACCACAAGATGTAGTATTGCCATTAATTAAATTATGACCATTCACATTAATAATACTGCCACACTCGCACTTACATTTCCACCATGCATGTTTATCTTTAAGGTTTTTTGGTTTTTCTACCCTATATAATACAATTAATTTTCCAAATTTTTGTCCTCTTAAGTCTTTTGCTCGCCCTACTGGTATTTCATCCGTTTCCATATTAAAACCCCAATGTTCCATCTTCTATTTGATAATTGCTTATAAAAATCTGTGGTGTCGCATATCCACCCCAATAATTCACATTCGCTCTGCCAACGACTTCCAATTTAATCTCTCCTGGATACTTACCAAGTTCCTCAATCATATCTTTGGCATGGAACTTCATGTAAGCAATTCCAAACTTTTCAATTTTAACTGTTGAATTATCCTTACCCATAATTCTAATATCATTCTTTGTGATATTAATATCTTTAATATGAATTAAAGGCTCGTTGTTTTGCTGACCCCAAAGGTCATCATGATTAGCAATATCCACAATTAAATCTTCTATGTCGGTGTCTGCGGCGATGCGTTCAAAATTAACTTCATACCATGACTCACCAAAATTCACATCGGCAAGTTCTTTATTCGCATATTCATGGAAAGCTGCGAGATTCTTATCTAAAATACCTATACCACATGCGTTATCATGGCCCGCAGTAAAGGTGAAATAACCACTATTATCCATGAAGTTCTTAAAAGACGTAAGTTCTGATTCATTTAAACCTCTACTTGACCCTTTGATTTCTCCTTCATTATTCAGTCTTGCTACGATGGTTGGTTTCTTATACTTTGCTGAAAGCTTCATCGCTACAAGTCCATTTAGTTCCGGAGGGAATTGGTCTTCTTCTTCTAATCTAACAAACAGTATCTTATTTTCAAGCAGGTCGTGCTTGGCAATTTTAATTTCTAATTCTTCAACAGCTTTATCAAGTATGCGGTTCTGCTTTGCTCTTGCGTTTGTGCATTCACGTGCTGACTCAATAGCTACCTCTTCGAATGTTCCTTTGGCTCCACGCTTATGGGATTCAACCAGTGCGTGTCCGTCGATAAAGGCTTGAAAACAGCGTTGCTTTTCGTCTTCTGCGCCCGCGCGAATCATCGCATTGATAAGTGGGGTTATATAGAAAGCAACACTTATTGGATTGACTTTGCCGCCCATTGAGAAAGATTGTTTTTCGCACAGTGCTTGAAAGAAATAGTTATTTATATTTTTAAGTCCTGTATGGACGATGTATCTGTTTTCAAGCGATAGCATTGACATCATATCACTTATAAGTCCAAGTGCCGCGAGGTCGATATATTCGTCTGCATAAGATGTAGCCATATATCTATCTATATATCTACAAAATTGCCAGGTCACCCCAGCACCGCACAGGTCTTTATTTTGATAGTTTGAAGACAATTGATTATTGACAATCGCGGCACGGTCGCAAAACTTTGTATCTGGTTCTACTATGTGGTGGTCAAGGATTAAAAAGCTTGGTATTACATCACCTTCTCTTTCCATTATTAACTTTTCCATATATTCATAGTCATTACTACCAGCATCAGGTAATACAACATATGATGGATAGGTATTGAATACATCTTCATAGGTATCTGAAAGTCCATGACCTTTGCCTTTGTGAAGTATTGGAATTATATTTACTTCTTGATTAAACTTACGCAGATACTGTATGAAGATTGCGGCCGAGGTAAATCCATCCACATCACTATCTACAACCACAGCTATTGTTTCATCTTTTGTAGCTTGGGTCATAAGGATAAATAATGTTCGAGCCTGGTCTATGTTATCTAATAGGGTGGGGTCTTCAAGATAGCTGTCATCTGGCACATCGAGAAAATATTGAAGTTCTTCGGGGCTAAGCCCACGTTCCATTAAAAGTTCATTGGTGTAATTTTCTCTTATATCTTTATTAACTAATTTTGTCTTCATACTACTTTAACTCTTCTCCTATATAACTTCCAAAATACTTCACTTCCCTTATCTGTTGGTGAGTCTTTCATATCTAATAAGCCTTCTCTATCATATATAAATGAAAAATCACAATAGTTCTGATATTTTTTCCCTATATTCCATAGTTTATTAAAATACTCATCACTACCTTGCTTTTCTTCTTTATCAAAACAAATTACGACTTCCCGCGGCCGTGCGGTCTGCATCAACAGTTTTAAGGCATGCTTATTGAACTGACTTCCGCATACTGCGGCTGAGCAGTTCGCGAAGTCCCATCCGTCCATTTGAAGAACAGATTTCTCTGCTTCTACTAAAAAACAAACACCAGTTCGTTTTATATTATCTTTTGTCATATTCAACCCATACAAATTAAGAGATAAAGGGTGGCTATACCATTTACCTTCAATTTGAACTGGCAAATATTTACCCACATTCTCAACTTCCCATTCGTTGAGTGCGCGCCCTCGTATTCCTACAAGTTCACCTTTTGGATTATAATGCGGTATTATAATCTTATTCTGTGGTACCGAATAGCGTATATTAAATTTTTCCATACTCTTTTTAGTAATGCCATCGTTTAACCACTCCGTAGGATAGAACTTTGTGAATACATCAATTATGCCATTTGGATATGTTGGCAATTCCACACGCTCGGCCGCAGTGTAAGTATCACGAATACGTTGATACTTCTGCGTTGTAAAGCCAAAGCTTGGATTGTAATTACTACAATCGAGAATTACCTTATATATATCTTGATACCAGTCATATGAAATGCCGCGAGCTTCATAGTAATGCTTCATAAATGAAAATATATTCATATTACCACATTCTGTATAGCATACAAACATATGGCTATTCTCATAGTAATAAAGCTTCATTGATGCTTCACTGGCATCTTCATTATGACAAATAGTAGGAAAGATTATATATCCTGGTTTTTCAATAAACTCGTCTGCACCAAGTGCTATCATCAATTGAATTACTTTATGTGTATCTAATTGTTCAACTATACTCTTATAATCAATCAACTATTTCACCATTATTTAACCTTTCTACTATTACATTTAAATGCTCATCTTCACTATCTTCCCAACTTTTAATATTATATTCAATTCGTGAATTGAAGTTATCAATCGGGTCCATTCGTGAGTCAGTTATGAATAAATCTCTTTTCTTTAAAGTTCCCAAGTTCATATCAGACCAAATACGAACCTGTGTCCATTCACCACTTCTAACCTTAAATATATCAGTCACTAAATTCGGTTTATTCTCTGGATTATTTTCATATAACGGAGCAAGTATTTCTAATTCTTCCTTTGTCGGTCTTGCCATTATTGCACCATTATCTGCTTTGTTAATTGTGCTGCGGCCGCCCGCCAATGCTCCTTCATTTCGTATATCCTTATTATCATCACCTTTTGCATTTAATTGCGTAGAACTAAACATTGCCACGTTCAACTCAACTGCCAAATCTTTTAATGCAGTTGCGAACATTAACAACACTTCATCATTTCTCAACGCAAAACCTCTGAACTCATTTAATAATGATGGTCCAATGAATATATAGTCATAAAATACATAACTTATATCATGAACTATACAGTTTTCTCTTACAATTGTTTTAACTAACTCAATTGTCGGGTTCGGCATTTTTACAAGAATTAAATTATTATATTTCTCCATCAAATGAATCGCTTGCGTTATGACTGCCCGCTCTCTATTGGAGAAATCAGCATATTTAAATCTTGTTGCATTGATATCTGTTAAATAAGCCAATATCATCGTTCTAACTTCTTTAAACCTCTGCTCGGTCACGATGAATAAAACTTTTTCACTATTTCCTTCTTGTTTCCAACTACAAGTTGTCGCATCATATCTAAAAGGATAAGCTAAATAACAAGCATCAGCCACTGCGTTTCTCGTCTTTCCAACGCCACTGGCCGCGGACCTAATCGTCAAAGTACCTTTCTTTGCTCCATCAATTACCTGATTATATATCGCTCCCTGAACCGGCATACCAATTTCATATGCCGCACCGAATTCATCAACCAAAGAAGCCATTCCTTTTGAAGCTTCTTCAACTTCTATTTCATCAGTCGTTTCATATTTAGCTTCAACACCTAATAATTTCTTTCTGACCGCATCAGTTATCAGCTTCGGACTTAACATATTAAAGGCTTGATTTATCTCATCAGCCTTCGGGTTTGTCAAATCTTCACAATAGAACTCACTTGTATCAAAACCTTGCTTCTTTAAGTCCTTTAATAAATTAAACATCTTAAATCTATTATAATAGAAATCAAAGTTATCAATCTCTGACAGTTCTACTATATCCTGTAGATATTCAATTCCATTTTTGTCCTTAAATAATTTCGCAGATACTTGGTCTGGTTCTATAAAGTTCTCTATATCAATAGGTTGTATCTTCGTTGCTCCATTCTTATACAACCCATTTATTGCCATAAATATCGACCGTTCAAATCTTGAAGGAAAATCAGTTAAGATAAATGAATACTTATCAATCTCACTTAATAACTGCGGTTTCTTCATTAAACAGCCGAGTATTTGTTGAGTATCTCGTTTATCAATCACTCATCATCCTCCAAATCATCTAACACACTAAAATCAACCTTATATTTTGGTTTTTCTTTCTTTTGTATGGTGACTTTCTTTCGTTCTGCGGCCTCCCGCATCTGACGTTCAATTTCTGCGATTGTCCCAGCGGATTTACGTTCTCTCGCGGCCCAGTATGCACAAGCGTCATTATATACGAAAGGAATAATACCAATGCCGCCGTGTCCTTTCTCCCAATCACCATGTTTTACTTCATAAAAATATTTCAATGCAAACAAGATGCCCTTATTGGTCATCTTCTCTTTCAAAAACTTTTTCCGTTGTGCTTCACATACCCAATAATCATATGTGACCTTGAGGTCGCGCGCAATAAAGTCGTAAATAAGTTCTACATACTGCTCATCACTATCGGGTTGTGCTTTCTTCCAATTATCATAACACTTCTTATGATAATACCAATTCTTACTCGGCATAATCCAATCGTTTGCCGACTTATCAATTTGTTCTTTACATATTCTACATTCTGCCATAAATGCTCCTTTCTTCCTAATTATATTATACCAAAAAAATAAAAGTTTGTCAAATTTAAAAACGCACCTTTACAGATGCGTTTTAAACTTACTTTACCATATCTCTCATTTCAAGTAATACAAGGAAGAAAGGTTCCTTCTGGTCTTCGGTAATTTCTGAAAGCTTAAGCTTTCTACCAAAAATCATTTCAACTTTCTTTAATACCTTCTCTGCATTAGCAGGGTCAGCATTTACGAGTTTTGCCCAAATTTTTTGAGCCTCATCTCTAATCTCTTCAAAATTAAGTTCTTCTTCCGTTTTGCGTTCAAGCTTATCTACTACTGTTGCTCCATCTAAATCTCTCTGCTTATCAATAGCTTCATTTATTGCTGCAACTAACTCATCATATCCAAGTTTAATCTTTGGAGCAAGATATGGGAAGCGGCTGCCCGCCATGACGGTTGGCGTCTGTCTAGTATATAACCATCTCTGACTATTACCATCATCATCCCATTCAGTAGCAATATATCCTATAATATCTACAATCTGATTTACAACTTCATAACAACGCTTTGGCATTGACGGTGCGAGTATTTCAATCTCACTGTCGTCTGCGGTCTTTTCTTTTCTAGTTTCAATGTGTGAAATCAGAACAAGACCATAGTTAAGCATTGTTATCTTTCTTAAACATGACTCAAACTCTTTTTTTACAAGTGTCCATCCCTGTCCCCAAGGAATATCACGAATAGATTGCACACCATTTTGACTACATACAAACTGCTCACACATTTCATAAGCAATTGTAGTAGTATCAATTGTAATCGTATCATACATCGCCTGAGCTTCCGGCTTTTCTAACTGCCTTAAAATCTGACGAAACTCTGACCATTTATTTACATCAACAGCCTTAATTCCATCAATGGCGTTATAACCTTTCTCAAAAGCAATTAAAAGATTTTTAGGAAAACGGGAAGCCATTGTAGTTTTCCCTGTTTTCGGCTTCCCGTATAGTAACAAATATTTACCTTTCAAATCTCTTGAAATTACCGTAGGCTCAATGGATAAAATATCAATCATTGAAGCCTACCTCCTTAAAATCCCAGGTCTGCAAATCCGTTCTTTGCTGTCTGCGGCGGTGTCTGCTTGGATGCCGCTCTCGACATATCCTTATCTTTCTGCTTTTCAAGTCTCAGCTTTCTATCAGCAAGTGCTGCCTGGATTTCTGCATTATCATATGCAAAATCACCTTCAAGAGCAGTCTGCGAACCACCAGTTATGATAAGGTCGCTTCTATTGACAGTTCTTGTCTTCTCAATCGGCTCACCAAAATCAACTTCTTCAATAATTGTTTCAGTTGTAGCCGAGAAGTCAAGTCTTCCATTAGCTTTTACTGTATCTCCAATTTCCCAATATTCAGAAACCGCACTTATAACTCCTGGGCTCTGTGCATACATAGGAACGACATCAACTTTACCGCCATACTGCGGGATAATCGCATCAATTCTATATCTGCCCGTAGGGTCGCCATTTCTGTCAAGCTCCTCTGACTTATTAGCAACTACAAATTCAGTTGTATAAGTAGCCTCTGGTTTGCAATCGCCCTTATTAATCTTCTGAACGAATGAAGCATTAACGCGTGGGAATGAAACAAGTCTTCCATCCTGGCTGTAATACTCATTCATACGAATACTTCCACTTGTGATACGAATTCTATCAGCACCATCTTCACCATTCTCTGATGCGGCGATGCTTGTATATTCGTCCATAATTTTCTTAATGGAGTCATATGCTGGATTAGGTGTGCCCTTATTTGTCAGCTTCGAAGCAAACATATGAACCGGAATAGCCAGTTCCTTCTCTTCTCCACTAATTTTCTGGATTACCTTAACGATAATCGAACCTCCGATTGACTCAACCATCTGACCATTCTTATTGAACGAACCTGGCTTAATATCAACCTCTGCGAGAACTCCTTCAATCTTTACTCTGTTTTCTGCTTGTCTTAACATTTAATTTTCTCCTGTTTGTCTAGTTCTGTTTGTTCGGTTTGTTTAAAAAGAATAAATAATGGAGGGTTATACAACCCTCCTATTTAATTACTCCTCGTCCTCGCTTGGAACAAATGTTTTACCTTCGTCTGTCAGAACTACATATGTGATAGGCTTATCAGCACCTTCAACCTCAACCTTTTCTCTTGCTGCGAGACCCTTCTTTGTGAGGTCAGTTACATTAGCTCCTACCGAACGCTCTGTTCTGTCCAGTGCCTGTGCAAGCTCAGGAATGGAAACCTTTCCGCCATTAGCTTTTACATACTCAAATACTTCATTACTCTTCTCTGTAAGCTTCATAATTTTTAATTCTCCTTGTTTAAATAAATTAATTTGATTTGTTTCGCGAAAGTTATCCTTAACTTTCTATAAATATTATACTAAAATTTTTAATAAAACTCAAATTTTAACTCTCTGACTACACAACTAATAGTCCAATTACTTTTGCGTTAGACAGTTTCATTGATTTAGTTCCTTGAGCACCCTTTGAAAGTAGATTTACTTCATTTAAATTAATTTTAATTTGTGCATTTGAGGATACTACAATCGTTTCCTGTTCATTAGTAATTGGAGCGAATGAGATTAGTTTATCATCTGCATCTTTGAGTGAGTGGATTTTACTTCCTTTAGTTGCCCTTCCGGTGACTGTGAAATCTTTTGCGGTTGTTCGTTTGATATATCCTTTTTCACTTACGCTTAAATATTCTTTTGTATCAGCTGGGATAACCTTTGCAGATACAAGAGAATCTCCATCGTTAAGAGTAATACCCTTAACTCCCCTTGCTGCACGGCCGATTGGTCGCACATCCTTTGTCTCACACACTACGAACTGGCCGCGCGCCGTCATCATACCAACTCGTTCTTCATTCACAAAAAGAATTGACACAATTTCATCGTCGTTATCTAAGTTTAGAGCCTTAACACCAACTTTGCGTTTGATGTTATACTCTGAAAGCCTACTTTTCTTTAAAATACCTTTTTTCGTGAAAAAGATTATGTGTTCTTTTTGTTTCTTTTTGTTGAGGAAAACAAGTTCTTCAATTTTTTCCTGCGCTTGGATTTCAACTATACTCTCAATCGGAATTACCTGTTCAAAAGGTAATTCGGAAGGAGTTATATGGTAGCAATTTCCACGATTAGAGAACAATAGAACTGTATCGAGATTAGTTCCCGACGCAGTTGCAATTACATATTCTCCTTTACTCATTTTGAACTTATTACCTACACCGCCGCGCCTCTGCGTATAAAGGGTTGAGGTGGTTGTTATGTAGATGTTGTTCTGGTTTGATAGGTTGATGAGAAGTTCCTGCTTTTCAGTAGGCTCTTCATCGTCCTTTGAGATGTTTAGAATTTGAGTGCGGCGGGCATCACCGAATTTGTCTGCGACTTCTCGCCACCCTTTAATGAGTTGAGCATTAAACTCACTTTCATTGTTAATTATATTATAGATGAATTCTCGCTCTTTTTCAAGTTTTAACTTTTCAGATTTTAACTTTTCAACTTCGAGATGAGCGAGGCGGGAGAGTTTCATATCGAGGATTGCCTTTGTTTGGACGTCATCGAGTATGTATTCTGCGGCCAGTCGCTCGCGCGCCTTCATCGGAGACTCCGAAGTTTTAATTATACGGACGACATTGTCGATGTCGTCAATTACTTTAAGAAGCGCTTCGATTATGTGAAGGCGTTCTTCGATTTTGCGGAGGTCGAATTCAAATCCGCGTCTATATACCTCTTTTTCGTGGTCGATATGTGCTTGAAGCATCTCTTTCCATGTGAATACTTTTGGAAAGCGACCGTTGTCAAGCATTGTGAAGTTAATTGAGTAATGAGATTGGAGTGAGGTATTTTTATAAAGATACTTCAATACCTTGTTTGGGTTCGCGCGCTTCGACAGATAGATTTTGATTAGAGGAGTTTTACCAGTCAGGTCATTAAATCTATCAACTCCTGGATTTTCTTCTCCGTTGATTATATCTTCTAGCTCGCCACAGATTGTGTTAGTATAAACTGAATATGGTATTTCGGTCACCACAAAACAGTTTTCTTTTTTATCATAATCCACGACGCTACGAAGCTTACAAGCGAAACCAGTTCCTTTTTTCATTGACTCTTTAACTTCGTCTTCGTTAAGTAATACTGCCCCTGTTGCAAAGTCAGGTGCAATATATATATCATCGAAACTACATTCTGGATTGAGAAGTAAGTGTTCGAGGGCTTGGTTCATTTCTTTTAAATTGTACTGTGGAATTGATGAGGCCATACCAATACCAATTCCTGTACTACCATTGCAAATACCATAAAACCCTTTGCTTGGAGTTATTGCTGGATAGTATTTACTTTCATCTATACCTTCGCGCCATTCTTGTATAGTTTCTTTTTCAATTCCTTGAAAGATATATTCGCCTAAGGGGGAAAGTCTGCTTTTGGTATAACGGGCAGCAGCATAATTACCACTTGAAATTAAAGTGCCTGCATTTCCTTTTACATTTACTAATGGATAACGCATCGCGAATGGCTGCGCCGCCCTCATGATAATTCCAAGACATGAGGCATCGCCATGAATATAGTAAGATTTCATAGCGTCTCCAATTGGACCGGTTGTAGGTTGTGGAGGTTTATTTGATAGATATTTATTTTCATACATACAATATAGAATTTGACGTGCAGATGGCTTGAGGCCATCGCGCGCATCAACAAGAGCACGATTTTGAAGTACCGCGCCACTATATTGTATCATTGATTCTTCTATTATTGGTTTTAAATTACTCATTTACTTCCTCATTATAATGCTCATTAATTTGATTGAGCTGGTCATAAACATTAATTTTATGTTTAAAATCGGCTTTTATAATGGTTTCTATATTTTCTCTAATGAAATCCCAGTCTTTTAATATGTGATTTTTGTGATTAGAATTAGCAAGATATATTAAAATTTCCCATAAGGTAATATATCCTTTACTATCACAATCTTCACAATAACTAAGACTTACTGGCATGTTTATAGCACTGTGTATATTAATCTTTTTTTCCTCACTGGATGCTCCACATACACAACAATGGTCTATATATATAGGTGGTTCTATTTCTTCTAACTCTAATTGTAATTTTGTTTTTTCAAAAGACAAATCATCTATTTGTCTTTTTATGGTATTTATATTTTGTTTAAGTTCTTCTGCGGTTTTCATTCTCTCACCTTACTAAAATCAACCTTTTCCATAATGAATTTTCGACGACACTCCACATCTTCACCCATTAAATCATAAAGCAAATCAATTGCCTCATCGTCCCATTCCATTACGTCTAACCTTTGATATTCCGGTGAGAACATAGAATTTCTTGCTTGTTCTGCTTCAAGCGCACCCAACCCTTTGTTTCTTTGAAGGTGTCCTTTAATTCTATTTTTCTTTTTGGCTTTTTCTAATTCTTCATCGGTAAAGTAATATGTTTCTTTACCTTTATATTCTTCTATATATAGTGGAGAACGAAGCCAACACAAACGTCCCTCTCGTATAAATTCTGGCGCAAGATATTGTAGCGCCGCCATTATAAGTAGGCCGATATGGTATCCATCACTATCTGCATCAGTACATATAGCGAGTTTTCCATAGCGTAGTTTTGAAGCATTATATTTACCTGGTACTATATTCATAGCACTTAAAAGAAGTTTAATTTCTTCGTTGTTATAAATCTTTTCTTCTGGATTGGAAAGGCAATTGATAATTTTACCCCTCAATGCCATAATACCATATCTTGTATAGTCTCTACCTTGCGCGAGCCCACCAAGAGCGGAGTCACCTTCGGCAAGGAGAAGAATGGAGTTTGGTCCGAGGAACTCTGCATCTTTAAGTTTGTCAGAAGCGAAAACTTTTTTCTTCTGATTTTTTTCAATCTCCTTCGATGCTTCAAGAACTTGCTTACGCGCTTTCTCTGCGGCACGCTCTGCTTTGAGTTCCTTTGTAAGCAAATCAATTATTGAATCAAACTCATTCACATATCTGCGACTGAATTCATCTAACATCTGTCCTGTTGCACGCTGCGCGAGTCCGCGCAACTCTGGATTATTCACCTTTGTTTTCGTCTGATTTGCGAATGAAGGGTTTGGAACTTTACAATTCACTACATAAAATAAACCAGACCTTGCTACTTCGGGACTAAACTCACCTTTGAATTTCTTTTTGAAGAAATTAGTAATTGCTGTTTTCACTCCCGTCAGCGAGGTGCCGCCTTCTGCGTTGGCAAGACCGTTTGTAAATACATACCAATGTTCTTTACGGTCGGCCGCCCACTGCATAGCAACCTCACATTCAATTTCATCTTCCTTTATTGAAATGTATAAAGGAGTTTTATGAATTGGTTTTTTGATTGAGTCTTTAAGGAAATCAAGTATTCCATTCTTTGAGAAGTATTCAATTTTCTCTTTGGTTAAATGGTTGATAAGTCTGAACTTAACTCCTTTGGTGAGGTAAGCCCAGTTCTTACACATTTCTTTGAGTTCCTCAAAGTCAATTTTGATTGGTTCAAGGTTATATACTTCTGGTGAAGGAATGAAACTGACAACCGTGCCCGGTTTATGGGTGGTATCATCGACGATTTCAAAAGACTGTTTAATTCCATCTTTAAGAACAAGTGTTGCTTTTTTACCATCGCGATATGATATTGCTTTAAAATAGCTTGATGATAAAGCGACACCTTTGCCCCCAACTCCATTTTGACCCGCAACGTTTTGATAAATTTTTTCATTAAATTTACCACCCGTATGTGCTTGTGTATAAATAGCTTCCATTGCTTCTGTTCCATCTTCGCGATATCCAAATGGAACACCACGAGCATAATCAGCAATAGTTACTTTATTATCTTTATCAAGTTCTACTATTATTAAATCACCATACCCCATTGTTGCTTCATCAATAGAGTTAGTGATTATTTCCCTTATACACTGTAAAACGCCTTGATTATCCGCACTTCCCATATACATGGCAACACGCTCACGCATGGCTTCGCGGAAGCTTAAAGTTTCAATATCTTGTGCTGTATAGTTCATTAAAATTGTTCCTCTTCTATTGTATAAGTGTCGCCACCAACTACCGAGATATTCAGATAGTTAAATCTATCAGAGGTAGTGCCTCGCAAAACCGAGACTGGTGTATCTGGCGGCATTGTAAATTGAATTGTTTGCTCTTTGTAATTTTCAATTGTTATTTTAATTGGATTTTCTTCCATAGTCAAATTTTCCTCATCTTCATCAAACAAATCTTCATATGCATAACGTTGACTATTCATTATTATATGCCATATAAAAGCAAATAATATACAGAATATAATTAAATCTAATATATCTTGCATATTAACCTCTAAAACGGTGTGTCCTCGTCAATTAAATCACCAGCTGCGGCGATTTCTGTTCTTACGTTAATTGAATTAAGTGTGCCAGGGTTGATATTAGGTGGCACATATTTATGCGCCGGCCGCCATCTCCACGCGCCCGCAGACCAGACGAGGAAATAGGTTTGATGGAAGGTATCGTTGTAATCAACTGCGAGGATTGTTTCAACGTTGCCGTTATCAATTCGTTTTGCTTTAAACATTAGCCGATTACCTCAAATTCATCTACTCCTGGAATTAACGCACATCCACCCCATGAACCATGGATTTGTCCCATATCATCAATAGAATAAACTTCTCCTACTTTGTCCGTATAGTCTGGCTCGCCATCCATATAGATTATTCTAATTTTATCACATATTTTAACTTCCATTTGTATAAACTCCTTTCTTATTCTATTATAATTATATCACATTTCAATAAAAAAAGCAAATTACATTTCTTTACGCACACTCGCGCGGGCGCCATAGATTGACCGAATGAAGCGTTCATAATATAATTTTATGCTGGGCCGCGCTTCTGCACACAAAAAAGACGGGCAATCACCCGTCTTTCTATCTATTCCCAATTAACCACTGCACTTCTTTTCTTTTTCTTTGGTGGCATCTTTGCCCATATAAGAAAATCTCTCGCTCTCGTAGCAGACACATAACACAATCTTGCCTCATCATCATTATAAGCCCTTATATTATAAGAAAGAACACAAGGAGCTTCCATTCCCTTCGCACTATGGACGGTTAAAATCTTCACCGTATTCTCTTTCAATCTATCCTGTATCTGTGCGTTAGTCAATTCTGATTGTTTAAACGTATCTGTCGGAATACCTTTTGCTTCAAATAACTGTTGAAACAAAGCAATATCATTATTTGTCCTACACAATACGAACCAGTCTCCCCATTGCGTATTCAATCGGTCGGCCGCGAGTGTAAGTGAAGCCACTGCTTCCGAAGGTGTATAATTTCCTTCTAACACGTGCGGCTTACCATCCGTCTTCCTCATAGGAATTGAGTCATCATCATAATCTGGACCAAGCCTATATAGAAACTTTTTTGCAAAACGAAGTATATCTGGGAGGTTGCGGAAGTTTTGTCTCATTTGATAGACAACCACATCATTTTGATACCACAGATTAATTAAATACTCTGGATATGACCCATTAAACCCATATATAGACTGTTTAATGTCTCCCACATACATAAAGTTTGTTGGATTAATAAGTTCAAAAAACTCAAACTGTGCTTCGGTTGAGTCTTGTGCCTCATCAAGAAGTAAATGTTCAACCGGTTTAATACAATCTGGGTTCTTTTTAATTTCCTCAAACAGGTCATCAAACCTTTCTTCGTTTAAAATCTTGGTGGTATCTACTGCACCGCCCCGTAAAAGATAATTGCAATAAGAATGAACTGTTCCAATAAATAATCCATTTGGATAACCTAACCTCTCATACATTACTGATGCTGCATTGTTCGTAAAAGTAATAGCGACAATTTTCGATGGGTCTATGCCTTGGTCAAGTAGATACCTTATTCTTTCTACAATAACCGCACTTTTACCACTGGCTGCACTACTTAATACAAGCACCTTTGGTTTGTCTGTTGTAATAATTTGCTTTTGAGTTTCTGTAAAATCCATTTTTCCTCCTTACCCTGTCGGGCCTTGCTGTCGCAAGATTATTTTAATTTATTTTTTATTAGTCTAATAAGACTAAAATTTTTATCTACTTTTAATAAAGGTAAAATATCGGATAGTTTTGTCATTTCTTGTCTCCAGTCACGCTATTTAATCCATATGTTTTACTATCATAGAAATCAATATAGTATGATTCACGTTCTCTTAATTTGTCTTTTGGAACTTCTTCAAGTAGTTCAAAAGTAAAGTTTTCACAACCATCTGCGGCCATTGCTCGGTGAAGTTGAGAAGAAGCTAATGTGCCAACTCCTAAGGCTGATTTAACGTGTTCTTGCCAACGCTTATCGACCGAAGTGGTTTGTCCTATATATATCTCATTGGTTTTAAGTCTTGTTATTTTATAGACGCCGCTTACATCGCCGTTTGTAAGAAGTCGCTTACGAAGTTCAGCAAGTGGTTTTTGATAGTAGCCAGTCCATATGACTTTGTTAATTGCTTCTGGATGGCGTAAGCGTGGAGTAATTGAACGAAGAAGTTCGATGTCATTGGTGTCGTCTGGATTGAGTTGAATACGGAAGAAATCTTGCTGTTCTTCAAGTTTCTTCTGACGTAGAATTTCTTCGTTGATGGCGGCCCGCTTACTACGTTCGGCTTCTAATTCAGTTTGAATTTTATTAACTTGTTCTTCAAGATTGTTAATGTAAAATTGTTTTTGTTCAAGTTGAATATTTGCTTCATCAATTTTTGATTGTCTATATTTATCAATAGATGTATCTACAATTTGACGTTTGCGTTGTTCGTATTCTGCGGCCGTGCCATCAATTTCCTTCATCTTACCTTCGCGGTAAAGGTCTAAGTCTTGATTTACTTCATTATATCGTTTTTCTTTTTCCTGTAATTTTACGTCTAATTGTTTAATTTGCCCTTCATATTTGCTTGCATCTAATTTATATTTGTTTTCAAGCTGGCTAATTTGATTGCTAATGTTTCCTTCATGAACTCGACGCTCATAATCAATTTTTTGTTTTTCTTGCTCCCACTCTTCTTTGAAGTAGTCCTTTATTTCTTCCTTTCTTAATGTTTCTAATTTATGTTTATCAAATACTAACTTTTCTACTAATTCTTTTTTCTTTTTATTTTGTGAGTATAATATAATAATAAGTAGAATACTTGCAAGAAGAGGGATTAATAATCCATAGGTAAAATAATAATTCATACTAATTCCTCTTATTATAAATAATTTTTTTGTTTTTCTCTTTCTATTATATTATATCAAGTTTAGCGTCTTTTTGTCAAATTTTGCTGTCGTTGCCAGTCCTGGTCATTTTTCCAACGGCTGGCCGCGCGAAAACGTGGGTTAAATAGGTCGGCCGCAGCGTGTAAATTGTCGAGCTCCCAGTATGGAATTATATATAACGGAATGTTGTGTGCGAGACAGTAGCTTATTTTACGTCTATCTCTTTCCTTAGCTGCTTCGAACTCTGCGCGCGAGCTATAAAACTTCTTCACATACTGATAATGCTGTGCTCCTTGAAATTCAATCACGCATGGAATGGCTCGGCCGCCTACGACGTAAAAATCAAAACGATAAAGCCCATGTTTCAAATCCTTAAATCGTTTCTCTCTTTCAAATCTATATCTGCCTTTTTGAAGCAGTTCAATAATCTTTTCTTCACCTTTACTCATATCTTTTCTCCTTCTCTAAAAAGTAGAGTTTCTCATACTAATCTCTACTTATCCATGAAAGAGAATGTCCTTATAAGGATAGTTGGAGGAAAGAAATGGATTTAATGCAATTATGGACTCAATTCAATGCAATTGGGCATGCTAGTATAATTGGTGTTCTAATTATCCTTACGGGGATGATTAAAATACCAAAGATAGAATTAAATATATGGAATTGGTTGTTTCGCTTTATTGGTAGAGCTATAAATGGAGAAATAAAAGAACAATTAAAAGCTCTTGATACTAAAATTAATAACATACAAACCGAAGTTCAGCAAATGCAGAAAGAAGAAGAACTTGAGCGAGTACGCGATTCCAGACAACGTATTTTACGATTTAATGATGATATATTATGTGGTAAAAAACGTTCTAAAGAGCATTTTGATGAAATTTTACTTGATATTACAACTTATGAACATTATTGTAATACTCATAAAGATTATGAAAATGATAAGGCTATACTAGCGATTGAAACGGTTAGAGAAGTTTATAAGGAGTGCTTACGCACACATGATTTTTTAACCCCACAAAAGAAAAAGGGTTAAGTAATTTTAGGAGCAAAAGGAAATGGGAGACTTTACAGGTTTTAGTTTTGGCGGAGTCCATAGTTCTGACCTGGGAATTACTCGCGTATCTGGTGGAGATAGATATGAAGAAAAGCTTCATCCAGAAGTATCAGATAGAACCGCAGAGGTTCCGGGATTAGATGGAGTATATTACTTTGGAAGTGAGCATAAAGAAAAAACTTTTGATATATCAATTGGTTTTGACTCACTCACTGAAGAACAATTTAGAAAATTAAGGACGATTTTTAGTACAAAAGAAGTTAAGGAATTAATTTTTGATGAACGTCCGTATAAAAAATATATGGCAAAGCTTGAAGGTCCAGTCGAACTTTCTTTTATTTGCTTTGACGAACCGAAAAAGGAAATAGATACAGAAAGAACAAAGGGTGTTCGTATTGTTAATAGAACTACAACCACTTCTTCAGTAATTTCTGACGTTAGTGAAGGATTAGATATAACGTTAAGTGAAGCAGTTTATCAACAATTCTTCTCCGGCGATGGAATAAATACTTTTGAATATAGAAATTCAGTTTGGTATTTAGTAGAAGAAGAGGCTGAGGTTGTATTAGAAAATTATGGTATTGAAGCCACTATAACAGATCCAACAGTAGAAAATATTAGTTTTAAAATAATCAATAGTTCAACTACAGGAGTAGAGTGGGAATCAATTACGCCATATAAAATAATACCTGATGAAAAACAATGTATCTATAAAGGTGAGGGCAAACTTACTTTTATATGTCATTATCCTTATGCTAAATCGGTTTTTAAGCAATTACCAGAAGAAAGCGGTGAGTGGGCTTTTTCTAGTGGGATTTTAAAAGCCTCTGAATATTCAGAATTTGACAAATATGATAATGAAAGTGGTATAATTAAAATATACAATTGTGGGGATTTACCTGCAAATTTCAGTTTATATTGTCCTTTTTTAGTTTCGCATTCAATGAAGCTAAAGTATTATATCAATGAAAATGAACTCGGCGGCCAGTTGAATATAGGCAATATGATTGCTATAGATAATGAAACAGGCCATAATGATGTTGGTTTTTTAATTAATTCAAATAATGGTTTAATTCAAGGCGTACAAAGTATTGAATATACAAAAGATGGAGTTAAATATACTACTTCCAAAAACTTTTATAATAGATATATCAAATCTGGTGCGTTTTTTAAAATAGAACGTAATATTAATAAAACGGGCGCCGATGTATCATATTTTGAAATTACTGATATGGACGATAATATAATTGATAGTGGAACAGAACAAGTTATTGAAACTATTAATGGTAGTGATAGTGTCGTAGCAACCTATAGTAAAATACAAATTTTTTACGACTACTTATACTACTAGGAGGCGTTAAATGAGTGAAGTCTTAATAAAACCATATGAGCTTTCTATTTGGGATAATGAATTAACTAATACAGAACAAAAAATTGCTGTAATAGGTACTCATTTATTAAAAACGCCAAATATGGCTTATAATATTGTTTTTAAAAAGGATAAAAGCGGTGAGAAAACTTTAAGTTTTGATATTAAATATAAATATTATGATTTAGAGATAGGACAAATGGTAGAAAATCCATTTGTCCCTTATTTAATTAATGAAAGAAAAGTTAAATTATTCTATAATGATGAATGGTATGATTTTATTATTAAGGAAGTTGAAGAAAGTAGTGAAGAATATACCTGGTCATATGTAGCTTATGATGCTTTTGTTTTAGAATTATCAAAAAATGGATATGATATTGAATTTAGTAATGAGTTAAATAATAATTTAGGGACTGCAGTAGAGCTTGCTTCTAAAACTTTAGAGAATACAGATTGGATTGCTATTGATGTAGATGTACCGGCTCCAAGGGTATCTGAACCAGTCTTTGAAGGTAAAATTGAATGCGATGTAGTAGTTAAAAATATGGATACTAATGAAGACGAAACTATTACAGCGAATACTAATGTTCTTATTTTTTATAGTTATATCACTAATCAAGATGGCAAGTATCTACAATTTATTAAAAAAGAAGAAAATGAAAATGATTATAAGCTTGATGAAAGCACAAATACTATTATAGCTACTAATTATAGATTTGATAAAGATTTAACATTTGAAATACATGAAGAAGGCGGTCATTCTATTTATTATATTATGGATGGAGATACGCCAGTTTTATCATATGGATATGTATATCAAAAATTTGACGCATATCGTATGATTTATCAACAAGTGTCTTCTTACGATGCTGTAATGGATAGGGTGGTAGATCAATTTACAGATGGTACTACAAGAATTAATCATTATAGCGATTATATATATACCACATCCAATGTAATTACCTCATTTGTTGCTAATGGTGATAATTTTAGTACATATGAAGATGGTTCTTTATATGGATGGGATAAGTATGGCGGCACAAATACTAATTGGCCAGATATAAAATTAACAACTTATCCAGAAATAAGTGCTGAAAATCCTGTTTTAGATATAAATAATATTAATCAAATTGAAGGATATTTACAAGTTAAATTTAATGCAACAAATAATAGTTATTTATATAATGATGGAATACAAAGTAATCAATCATTTATAGGTTCTATTTCTAAAGGAGATAAGTTTGTATTTCGTTGGCGCGGTGGTAAGGCCGCGACAGATCATGGCACATTAACTAAAATGTCTGGTGATGATTTACGAGCTAAAGTGTGCTTCTATAAAGAAATAACTGTTAATGATAATGGTACTACACGATATGCTAAAAGTCCTATATCAGATATTATTTCTTTTGAGGAATTAGGTGGGATACTTA